GGATTAACTCACAGGAGAGGCTAACAGGTGTAAAAACTTGTTAGCCTCTTTTTTTTTTATTCACTCTTTAAGTATTTAGCTTGAAATTGATTAAGTTTAGATATAAGGAGGTAATTATTATATGGAAAAAATTAGAGGACTTTATAAAATCACAAATGAATACTCTGGGTTATTTTATATCGGCAAAAGTGTAGATATTTACAAAAGATGGATAACTCATAAAAAAGACTTTGAAAACGGTACTCACTCTGGAGGAGCTTTTCAGTATGATTATGATGTGTTTGGAAAAGAGGCTTTTAAGTTTGAGATATTGTATGATGATGAGAATGTTACGGATATTGATTTACTCATAAAAGAGGCTCAGACTATAGCATTATTAAATCCTCAGTATAATGATGTTGGAGGTACGTTTACATACAATAAAAAGCGTAATTTTTATTTTTGGTTACAGTCTATATGTGATGATATATGGATGTTAATTAGAAAAACTTTTGATCGTAATGTTATAAATGTATATCCTTTGGAGTTACTTAAATGTGTTAATGAGGATGAAATAGAGTTTGTTACACGATATTCTAATATATTTACTCCATTTTTTAGTATGTTTACATCTAATGATGTATGGATAAGATATGATAAAAAACGTATGATAGTATCTATTTTAGATAAATCTATAATACCAGATATTGTTACTCCAGATGATATTTTTTATCATACAGAGAGCTTGATATAGTCAAGCTCTTTTTTTTTTGCTCTGAAATAAAAATCTAAAGAAACTGAAAAAAGATTACATAGTAAATACATATTTTCTCCAGATATTTACCCTAACTTATGTAGAAACAGTAGGGATATTTTGCAGATAACTTACGAGGGATCAGCATTATATAACTCATTTTAAGGAGGATAACAACTATGGCAGATGTAAACACAAACACAGCTACACAGACACAGGAACAGGGTAACGGTACCCAGACTAATACCACAGCTAACGCTAACACTACTGGAGCAGGTGCAGATAGCACTCCTAAGGTAAAAACAGAGGAGGAGATCAGAGCAGAACTCCAGAAAGAGTATGAAAAGATGGCAGATAAGAGAGTAACGGATGCCATTAAGAAAAAGGAAAAAGAGTGGGCGGATAAGCAGGCTAAGGAAAAAATGACAGAGGATGAGCGTAGACAGGCAGAGGAGCAAGAACGCTTACAGGCACAGGCTAAGAGAGATCTGGATCTTACTATCAAGGGCTTAAAGCTGGATGTAGTAGATGCAGTACAGGAGATGGGGCTGGATGCTGGCTTTAGAAATCTTATCGCTGTAGAGGACTTAGCAACTATCACAGATGAGGATGAGCGTAAAGCTAAGCTCACTGAGAGAGTAAAGGGTATGAAAAAGCTCTTTGATGCTGAGGTAGCTAAGGAAGTTGCAAAGGCTAAAGCTGAGTTTCTCAAAGGATCCACTCCAGCTACAGGATCCTCATCTAACAAGAAAGATGAAACTAAGTATGATGCGTACAAAAAGGCTGGAAATGTAAAGGGTATGCTTAACGAGAAGTTAGGAGCATACAGAAACAAGGAAAATGAGGAGTAAGCCAGCTCCTCAAAACAAAAATAACTCAAACAGGAGGTAAATAACAATGGCAGGAATGGTTAAAAGAGCTGATTTTTTGGAGAATGAGGTTGTAGACCTCACAGAGGAGATTAAGCTGGTATCTCCTACAGATACTCCGCTTACTACTTTGCTCATGGGTAGAGGGCAGGTAGTACCAGCAAACGATATTACAGTAACATGGAGAGAAAAGGAGCTTAACTCTGATAGAGGTACTCTTAAGTTAGAGGGTGCTGAGGCAGGAGATGTTATTACATCTAGCAGAAAAACTCTCTCTAACGTGTGTCAGATTATCGAAAAGGTAACACAGGTATCTGGTACAGCTAGATCCCTTAATCCTAAGGGTATCAACGATGTATTTAATAGTGAGGTACAGGATCGCTTAGTAGAAACTAAGAGAGATATGGAGTGGTATTTCCTTAACGGCACTAAGGCTCTGGAGAGTGGATCTACTCCTAGACAGATGAACGGACTTGTTAATCTGGTAGCATCTGGAAACGTGGTAGAAACTAAGGGAGCCCTTACAGAGGAGCACTTCTTAGATGCACTCCAGAAGATGTGGGAGCATGGAGCACAGGGAGAGTATTTCTCTTTTGTAAATGCAAATATTAAGCGTATGATTAACAATCTTGCTAAGGCAGGTAACAATGTACGTTTCTTGGGCGATAACGGATCTATGCAGAATGTACTTGGTATCGGAGTACAGAAGATCGTAACAGACTTTGGAGAAATCTCTTTAGTACTGGATCGTTACGCTGATACTAAGACTATCCTTACAGTAGACTTAGGAGAGGTGCAGATCGCAGAGCTTAGAGGTACTTTCTATGAGGATCTTCCTAAGGCTGGAGATTATTTCAAAGGTCATGTACTTAATGAGAGTACAATCAAGCTCCTTAACAGCCATGCAGGATCTAAGATCTCTATCACAGAGGCAAGTCTTTAATTTTTGGTAAGGAGGTAAAAGGATATGCCTAGAAAAGCACAGAGTACTCCAGAGCAGGAGGAAAAGAAAGATGCGGTAAATGCTCCAGCCGATGAAAAACAGGAGCAGGAAAAGGGTACAGAGGCTCTTACAGAGGGTGCTGTATCCCCAGAGGTAACTCCAGAGCAGGAGGAAAAGAAAGAGGATAAGCCTAAAAAGGTGTATCACTTTACCTCTGAAAATCCTTACTTAACTGTATCCGCTGTAGGCGTGTATTTCAGTGATGGTAAGGCTAGTACAGACAATTTAGCAGTAGCTAAGTATCTGGCTGGATTAGAGGGCGTAGAGCTTGTAGAGGAATAAGGAGGGATCTCCTATGGATAGCTTAGAGCGTTGTAGGATCCTTTGTGGAATATCAGAGGATAACACAAAAAAGCTGGGGCTATTGAGTGTTCTCTTAGAGAAAGCAAGAGAGGATATAGAGGCATTTTGTAGAGATACCTTTATAGAGGCTCTTACTAACGATGAGGGCATTATTACAGGGTATGCGGATGTATTCCCTAAACAGCTTAAGAATGTGCAGGAGGATTTAGCTATACAGCGATTTAGAAAGCTGGGGGCTGAGGGAGAGAGCTCTTATACCTTAGCGGATGAGAGTGTAACCTTTGATGATCCATTACCTATATCAGTAGAAAAAAAGCTGTACCCATACCGCCAGCTATTCCCTAGATCCTATACGCTGGATGATCCAGTAGGTGGATATAAGGAGGGCTAAGGTATGCAATTTCTCTATGATAAACAAGTGGTAGTAAAAAGATACTCCTCAACTTTAGGAGAGTTTAACCGCCCTAATAAAACTCTTGTAGAGGTTGGTACTTATGAGTGCCATACCGCAGAGAGTAGTACTACCACAGCACAGCTCCAGCCACAGAAAAAGAATACCACAGATCTTACACTCTACACAGATCCAGAGGCTCCCATCAAAAGGGGAGATATTTTATATATCTATGAGCTGGATGAGTACGATAAGCCTATTATGAGTACGGAGTTTAAGGCTATTGCAGATAAGCCTTATAAAAAGCGTACTCAGCTCATTGTATCGCTCCTCAGTGAGGAGGAGGTATAGTGGAGGGCTTTACTATCGAGGGATGGGATGATTTTGTAGAGAACTTTAGTAAGTTTGTGGATAAATGGGCGGATAAGAAAAAGATCCTCCTCCAGAGGATGGCTAATATCTATCATGGCGAGGTTATACCTCATGTGCCAGTAGATACCTCACGGTTAGTAGATAGTATTACCATTTTCGGAGAGGGGATACCTCACGATTTTGTAGAGGTGGGAACTAATGTAGAGTATGCTCTGTATGTAAATGATGGTCATGTACAGCATAAGAGATTTTTACCAGCGGATAAGCTGAGTGTAGGCGGAAAAGCTAAATACCTTAAGAACAGGAACCAAAAAGGGATCATGTTAAAAGAGAGCTATGTAAATGGCTCTTTTTTTATGGAAAAAGGTATGCAGGATGCTAAGCCCAGACTTAACAGGCTGGTAGAGAGCTTTTTACAGCAAATAGGCAGAGAGATAGAGGGAGGTAGCTTATGAGATTGCTTAATAGCGTATGCAGGGTTATAGCCTCCGCTTATTCTGGGGTGCCAGTGCATATAGAGGAGGTTCCTAATAACTTTGAGCGTAACAGCTTTTATGTAACGCTGGCTACAGGCAGTAGCGAGCTAAAAAATATCAATGTGTATGAGGATGATCCGATATTCCAGATTGTTTACTTTGCGAAAAGAAACGAGGCTAATCAAGTGGTAGCGGAAAAACTCTATGAGGTAAAGGAGGAGCTTAAAAGGCTTTTCCTCCTTAAGAGGGTTGTACCTGTGATCCCTTTAGCTGGAGTAAAGGAAAAGCCTAGATATGCAAAGATAGAAAACTACTCCGATGATGTAAGAGTTAGTGAGGGTGCTTTATATGTAAAGATCACTCTCAACTTTACAGAGGATGTACCTGTAGAGGATAACTATGAGCTTATCGGAGATGTGGATATTGAAACAAAGACAGTAACAAACGGATAGGAGGTTAAACAGAATGGGATTACCAGATATTATTATTGAGTTTTCCAAAAAGGCAGTAACAGCCATCCAGAACGGATCTATAGGCATTGTAGGTATTATGCTTAAGGATGCCAAAAACAAGGGGGCTATGGTGCTCCGTAGTGTGGATGAGATCCCTACTGGAGATAGTGCTTTTAGTGCAGAGAATACCGCTTATATTGAGAGAGCGTTTATCGGCTCTCCATCTAAGGTAATTATCTACACGATGGATACAACAGCAGAGAGTTACGATGAGGCTACAAAGTATTTTGCTACACAGAAAGTAAATTACATTGTAGGAGCTCCAGATCTTACCACAGAGGAGGCTACTAAGCTGGCTACATGGGTTAAGGGTATCAGAAAGAACTCTGTACGCAGACCTGTAGCAGTACTCCCTAAGACCGCTGGAGATAGCAGGGGCGTTATTAACTTTGAGGTAGTAAACAGCTCCGCTACAAATAAGATCGAGGTAGGAGAAAAGCAGTATACAGAGGCGGAGTACTGTAGTAGAATTGCTGGCTTGTTAGCTGGCTTAGATCTCAGAGTATCCGCTACCTATAAGCCTCTTACTGAGGTAACAGCTATCCCTCTGGTAGATAGCGATGAGGAAGTAGATACCGCTATTGATGCTGGTAAGCTCACTCTCTATAACGATGGAGAGCGTGTTGTAATTGCAAGAGGTGTAAACTCCCTCACTACAGTTACAGAGGTAGAAACAGCGGATCTCCAGAAAATCAAGATCAACGCTATACAGGATCAGATTGAGGGAGATATTTACAGCACTATTAACAAGAGCTACATCGGTAACTACAGTAACTCTTATGATAATAAGTGCTTACTGATTACAGCTATCAAGGGCTACCTTAGAGGGCTGGAGGCTACAGAGGGCGGTAAGGGCTGGCTTAAGGCTGATAGCTCTACTATGGAGATCAATGTAGCTAAGCAGAAACAGTACTTAGAGAGTATCGGAGTAGATACCTCTGAGATGGATGAGCAGGCTATTAAGGAGGCTAATACAGGCTCTCATGTATTCCTTAAGGGTACTATCTCTATCTTAGATGCTATCGAGGATGTAGATATTTTCATCAATAAGGATTAAGGAGGTAATTACAGATGGCAGTAGAAACAAAGCGAATTTGTAACGGTACCTTTGGAGAGCTCTGGTTAGATGGAGACTATGTAGGAGAGTGCTATAAGGCACAGGCAAAGGTAGAGTTTACAAAAGAGGAGATTAAACAGTGCGGTACTTTCTTCACTGATAACAAGGTTGTCGGATGTAAGGGTACAGGATCTCTCACTATGCACAAGGTAAATTCCAGAATGGCTATTAAGGTAGCTAACATGGTTAGAAATAAGCAGGATGTACGCTTTACGCTTATCAGTAAGTTAGCGGATCCAGATGCTTACGGTGCAGAGCGTGTATCTATCACAGGAGTACAGATGGATGATCTTACTCTCTTTGATTGGGAGGCTCAGAAACCTCTTGAAACAGAGGCTCCGTTTACCTTTACAGGGTACGAGTACTTAGATCAGATTACTCCTCAGTAAGAGTTATAAGAGTGCAGTTTGGGGAGGGTAAAACCTCCCCTTATTTTTATTATATGAAAAATTAAGGAGGGCTATAACATGGCTACAAAGAATGTAAATGCAGAGGCAGTACAGGCAGAGGAAACAGAAAAGAAAGAGGCGGTTAATATCTTAGATCTCCTCTTAGGCTCCGATGTAGGAGAGATTAAGCTCCCTACTAAGGAGGTAGAGATTACCAGATTATCACAGGTATACGGTGCTCCGTTTATCCTCACAATTAAGGCGATTACTCCAGCTAAGTTTGAGGAGATACAGGATATGAGCATTGATGTAAAGGGCAAGGATGCAGATATTGATATTACCCAGCTCCAGCTCTTTACAGTAATCGAGGGTGTAGTAGATGCTACAGGTGCTCCGATGTTTAAAAACAAGGAGCTTATGAGTAAGTTTAAGGTATCTACTCCTAAGGATCTGGTAAGAGCGATCTTACTTTCTGGAGAGATCGCTAAGATTTACGGAGAGATCTCTGAGCTGGCAGGTTTCGGAGATAATGCGGTTAAAGAAGTAAAAAACTCATAAGTACAGATGGGCTTACCCAGATGATGTATTACTACTGGAAACACGGTAGAGTACTCCCATCTGTATTTTATAAATTGCCTAGAGGAGAGCTCTTAGTATTACAGGCTTTTTATGAGCAGGAGATAGATGATAATAACAAAGAGCTAGAGAGGGCAAATAAGAGTAATAGTGTTATGTACAATATCAATCTACTCACATAGAGGAGGTGGCATATATGGCGGTAGAGTTTGGTGCAAAACTTTATTTAAAAGATAATATGTATGCTACCCTTAAGAAAAATCTAGGTTTACAGCGTGAATTTTCGGAGCAGATAGATAAAACTAATGCGAGTATGCAACAGATGGGGCGTACAAGGGTTAATGCTACTATCAATGCTACGGATAACGCCTCTGGAGTAGTAGAGAGCGTTAGACAAACTGTAAATAGTGTAGGCAATACAACAGTATCCCCAGAGGTATCCTTACAGGATAACGCCTCTGGGGTTATTGGTGCTATACAGGATACCTTAGATACCGTCAATACTACCACAGCTACTCCAGAGGTGGAGGTAGAGGATAATGCCTCTCCTACTATCAGCGAGGTAGAGAGTAGAGTGCATAGGCTGGGGAATGTGAGAGCATTAACCAGAGCAGAGGTAGACGATCAAGCTACAGAAAAGGTAGAGAGAATAACCCAGAGGATCAAGGATCTTACTAAAAAGGTATTCTCTCCAGTGATTAAGCTAAAGGATCTCACGGTTAGTACAGTAGGAAAGATTAAGCAGAGGCTTAAAGAGATAGCCACTACTTTTACTCCGATTGTAAAGATCAGAGATTTAGCCTCACAGGGCTTAGCTAAAATCAAAAATACCTTAGGTGGGCTACGAGATAGAGTTACCTCTGTAGCGGTAGGGATCCACGATAGAGCTACATCTGGATTAAATAAAATAAGGGTAGGTGTACGAACAGTAGGAAAGCTGGTGGCTAAGCCTTTTATATCTATTAAGGATGGAGCCACTAGAGGGATCACAAAGGTTAGAAACTCCCTAAAATCTGTAGGGAAAACAGTAGCTAAGCCTTTTGTTACTCTGAGGGATAAAGCAAGTGCTCCTCTGGGTAAGGTAGGCGGTGTACTGAAATCCGTAGGTAAGGTAGTAGCTAAGCCTTTGATAGCAGTAAAAGACGGTGCTAGTAAGATCCTCCACGGTATAGGCAGTAGCTTAAAATCCATCGGTAATATGTCTGTAAAGGCTATGGTAGCGGTAAAGGATGGAGCTAGTGCTGTACTGGGTAAGATCGGTAGTACACTTAAGAGCCTTGCAAAAGGCGTAACAATCGCTGTAGGAATTGCAGGAGCAGGAGCTACAGCTCTTATGGGTAAATCCTTAGGAGAGGGAGCTAAACTACAGCAAAGTATAGGCGGTATTGAAACGCTGTACACAAAGACTAATAGTGATGGTAGTACAGATACCTCAGCGGTAGATAAGATGTTACAGTACGCTAATCAAGCGTATAAAACTACAGGCTTATCCGCTAATGAGTACATGGAAAATGTTACCTCATTTAGTGCCTCTCTTTTGAGTGCGTGTGCAGGAGATACAAATAAATCCGCTGAGATTGCTAACAAAGCTATGGTAGATATGGCGGATAACGCTAACAAGATGGGTACTGATATGGGATCCATCCAGAACGCTTATCAAGGCTTTGCAAAGCAAAATTACACGATGCTAGATAACCTTAAGCTGGGTTATGGTGGTACTAAGGAGGAGATGGATAGGCTCCTTAAGGATGCACAGGCTATCACTGGTACTAAGTACGATATAAACAACTTAGCGGATGTATATACAGCCATCGGAGTAATACAGGATAAATTAAATATCACAGGAACCACAGCAAGAGAGGCAGAGCAGACCTTTAGCGGATCTTTTGCGATGATGAAAGCCTCAGTTACTAACCTCTTAGGTAATTTATCTATAGGGGATGGAGAGGCAGTAGCTAGAAGTATGGGAGAGCTGGTAGAGAGTGCAAGTACCTTTTTCTTTGGTAACTTTATACCGATGCTCCAGACGATTTTTAGCAACTTGCCTACAGCAATAGGAACAGCGGTAGAAAAGGTAGCTCCTCAGATTAAGGAAAATGTATTACCACTCCTTACATCTATCAAGGATGCAATCTTTACAGGGCTGGGTAATATCGGTATTGATACTGGAGCATTACAAGCTATTTTCGATCAGCTTTTTAATGTAAAGGTAGACGGTGGCGGTATTGCTAGTATGTTCTCTGGGCTTAAGGATGGAGTAGTACAGGCGATCAATACGATCTTACCTATCATCCCTCCGATTATCTCAGCGGTACAGCAGATAGCTCCTGTAGTAGGGCAGGTAATTAGTACAATTATGAGCGGTGTATCTCAGATCATCCCTTATATTGTGCCAGTGATCCAGACTATTACTAATATCATCGTAACAGCTATGCCAGTGATCCAACAGATCATTACAGTAGTGGTAAATGCGATTGTAGCTATTATGCCTACATTGAGCTCTATCTTTACTTTTGTGGGAAATGTGATCCAGCAAGTACTTACCGTGATCGGTAATCACATGGGATTATTCCAAACTATTGTATCTGTAGTAGTAACAGTAGTATCTACTGTATGGCAGACCTTAGCCCCTATAATCAGTGCGGTAGTAGATGTGATCCTTACGGTGGTAGATGGACTACTTACAGGAATTGAAACAGTATTCAATTTCTTAGCTCCATACATCTCTCAGATCTGGGGTAGTATCTGTGGATTTTTCGACAGTGCAAGCTCTACGATTACCACTATCGTAGAAACCATTAAGAGTGTATTTCAAGGCTTATTTGATGCGGTATCCACTATCTTCGGTGGTATCTCCAGTGCTGTATCTACAGCGATAGGAACCGTAACAAGTGTAATAAGCGGAGCGATAGATGCTATTAGCGGTTTTGTAGATAAAGTTGGTGGAGCGATCAGCAAGGCTAAGGAGTTTGTAGGATCTGGGGTAGATAAGGTAAAAGGTGCTTTAGGTTTTGCTTATGGTAAAGACAGAGTACCATACGATAATTACCCAGCTATCCTCCATCAAGGAGAGAAAGTCTTAACCAGAAATCAAGCAGATCAATATGAGAGGCGGATGAGTACCAGAGGTGTACAGCTTAAGGATGTTACACCTATAGACAGGGATCCAGATGATCCACAGGATAATAACGGAGGTACAGGAGGTACAGGAAATCCACAGGATAGCGATCTACCTAAGAGTGGTGGTATCGGATCCGTAACGATTGAAAAATTGGCGGATACGGTAATCATTGAGAAAGAGGCAGATACAGATAAGGTTGTTTCTGATATGGTGGCAAAATTCAAAAAGTTGTTACCTAATATGACTTAACAGGGAGGAGGATACTTAATGGAATTTTGGTTACAACAGAATAGCGATAAGTTTCAACTCCCAGTTAAGCCCTCTGATTACACGGTATCCGTATCCCATAAAAATACGGTTGTCAATGTAATACAGGTGGGAGATGTAAACCTTATCGGTAACACAGGCTTAAGAGAAATTTCTCTTAAGTCTTTTTTTCCAGCAAAGGATTATAACTTTAGCAATAATGCAGGGCGTAGACAGCCTCTAACTTATGTAGAGAAGATCGAGAGCTGGAGAAAGTCTGGTACTCCTATTAGGGTTATCATTACAGGCACTCTTAACATGGAGGCTACAGTAGAGAGCTTTGTGTGGGGAGAGCAGGATGCTACAGGAGATATTTATTATACCTGTAATCTAAAGGAGTACAAAAAGATAAAGACAAAGAGAGCTACCGTTACTATAGCTACTGTAAAGCCTACAGTAAGGGCTACA